TGGAGACCTACGGGCCAACCTGCGAAATCAGGTAATGCTTTGAGAGATGCTGTCATGGGATCATCAAAAGGCGTTCTTAGAATGGCAAAAGCCAGGATGAAAAAAAGGAGAAGAAAAAAAAGGAGAAGAAATAATGAACCTAGTTGATATAAAGTTGCCAAAAAAGACAAAAGAGGAACTGAAAAAAGAAGGCATGCCGTCCACCGACGATCAAGAACAGTGGCCTTATGGTCTCAGACTGGATTTTGAAAAAGAGCAGGTGGATAAAATGGCTTCTTTAAAAAACCTGAACATTGGTGATAAAGTTTTAGTCCAGGGTGAGGGTTCTGTAGTAGAAGTCAGGATGTCAGAAAGACAAGGTGGGGAAGATAGACATAGCGTCTATATACAAATAGAAAAAGTGTCTGTTGAGTCAGCAAAGAAAAAGAAACCAGAGGATATGTCTATGAAGGAATACAAAGCAATGAGGATGAATGAATAGAATCTTCTCCATTAACATTTTTAGCGGGTTTTCGATCCCGTGCTGCCATAGTTTCCCGCTCTACAAATACAAACACGGTATGAGATGGTAAAAAGCATTTTTTCGGTCTTTGGGGACGGACTTAAACGGCAGAACAGAAGAGATGACTTCACTATAGGTTGCTATCGAAACCTGAACGATAGCCGACGGCGGGATAGGTGATCCGATATTCACTTGCCGATATAGACTGAATGCTTTTCCTACACTTTCCAACTTAATCGCTTTCTCTTATGGTAGGTTTCCAGGAATGAGTAACAATGCCAAAAGCATTGATTATCTCAGGAGAATGTCCCCAACTGTCTCTTAAAACGTTGCAGAAATGCAACTGTTGCAATAACGTTGCAAAAAAAGAGACAGTTTTCCCTGAGATAAGTATATTTTAGCTCTGGGAATGCAGAGTTTAGCTTCAGCTTAGAAGCCCCGCCTACAAGGCGGGGAACATTTACCGAACGAAATTTCGGGCATCGAACTTAGGAGGTTCGCATATATGAAAGCAGAAATTATCGAAACACAGGAAGAAGTAGAAGACGTAAGCATAGTTCCACGAGTGGTAAATGAGGTTGATGATCCATCTGAGTTTTCCAAGACGACAATAACAGTACTTCCGGAAAGTGTGGACAAAGTAGCGAAGACCGACAAAGAAGAAGAGGAAACCACGGTCATTTCCAAAACAGAGAAGAAGGAAGAAGAACCTACTAAAGAGGAAACTTCCGAAGAAACTCTGCCTTTAAAGGTTAAAGATAAACCAAAAGAGAAAGATGCAGTCCAGAAACGGATTGACGAGTTGACTAAAAAGCGGCGTGAAGCAGAAAGAGAACGTGACTGGGAACGTACAAAACGCCTTGAACTTGAAACAGAGTTAAAAGCAGCCAAGAGTGTTATTCCACAAACAGGCAAACCAAAACAGGAAGATTTTGAAACCGACCTCGATTACCTTGAGGCTGTCAGTGACTGGAAGATTGAACAAAAGTTTAAGGCAGAAAGCGAAAAAGTCTCAAAGGAGATGGCAACGGTAGACGAAAAGGCAGTGATTGATGAAATCTATCGAGAACTTGACAAAAATATGGAAAAAGGGCGCAAAAAATACCCTGATTTTATTGAACTCGTCCTTAATAAAGATGTCAAGATTTCTGAAGCAATGATTGAAACATTACTCTTTTCCGATACCGCTGAAGATGTTTTATATTATCTTGGGAAACACCCTGATGAATCCGTTGACATTGCGGAGCTTCCGCCACTTAAGGCCGCTCATGAATTAGGTAAAATAGTGGCGAGACTTAATGCTCCGCCACCTAGAAAAAAAATAACTAATGCGCCTGAACCTATAACTCCAGTGAAAACTACTGGGATCACAGAACAAGATCCTAGTAATATGACGCCACGAGAATACAGGGCATGGCGTGAAAAACAAAAGTGAACGCTCCCCTCAATAAATTGAGGGGCTTCTCAGTTCAACGAGGGGCATTGAAGCACCGCCTCTCCCTGAGCGTTTGGATGGTTTGGACAGTTCCTGCCCTACCATTTTTTAACTATAACAAAAGATGCGCAAGATGTCGAGCAAAATCTTTTAAGAAAGAGACAGGCAATTCATCTCCCAGATAAATCAGGGAGTTTTCTTGCCTGAAATCTTACAAGGAGAAAATATCATGGCTTCAACAAATGTGCTTTTAACCCCAACAATCATTGCTAAAGAAACATTGATGCAATTAGTCAATAGTATGGCAATGGCAAGGCATGTCCATACTGCCTATAAAAACGAATTTGTGAAGGTTGGTTCTACCATCACGGTTCGCAAACCAAATAAGTTCAGAGCTGCCAAGGCACAGGCACGTAGTAACGTCAACCTGGCTGAACCAAGTACTTCTATCGTGATGTCTACTCAGGCACATGTTTCATGGGCATTTAGTTCTGTTGCATTGACTACGACCATCGAAGATTACAGCAAACGTTACATTACACCGGCTGCCCTAGCACTGGCAAACCAGATTGATGCTGATCTATGTGCTTTGTATGTGGATGTTTACAATTCCGCTGGAACCCCAGGAACAACTCCTGCGACATTTAAGGTTCTCGGTGATGCACAGCAAAGACTTGACGATGAATCTGTACCATCCGATACTCGTGTAGGTATCCTGAACCCTGCCGCAAACTGGGCACTTGCTGATGGCCTCAAAGGTACTTTCGCACAGAACGTGGCAAAGGATCTTATAACCAAAGGATGGCTTGGTCAGATTGCCAACCTAAACCTCTACACAGACCAGAATGTGGTACGCCATACCACTGGACATTTTACATCAGGTGCAACACCCTTGATGAATGGAACTACAGCGGATGGCGCCACTTCTATCGTGACCAATGGATGGAGTGGGTCTAATACCGTAAAAAAGGGCGACGTATTTACGATTGCTGGAGTTTATGCAGTGAACCCCATGTCAGGTGCATCTACTGGCGTCCTAAGACAGTTTACGGTTACGGCAGATAACGTTGATACCGGCGCAGATATGACAATCGCTATTTCCCCGAAGATTCAAGTGGCAGGTGCATACCAGACGGTTAATGCAGTTCCTTTAACCACGGCGGCTTTGACCTTTTTGGGTACGCAGGATACGGCCTATCCACAGAACCTCGTCTATCATCCTACGGCTTTCGCACTCGTTACCGTTCCTATCGAAATGCCATCCGGTGTATGGGGTGCAAGAGAAACCGACCCTGAAGCTGGAATTAGTTGTCGGGTAGTCAAGCAATACGACATTGATGCAGATGAGGAGATCATTCGTTTAGATGTTCTTTACGGCGTCAAAACCCTGTATCCAGAGTTGGCAGTAAGATTATTCGGGTAAGAGATATGTCAAATTTTGATAATCTGTCTGTTAATTACCTTCCCTTCCCTGTTGTGGGGAAGGGAAGGCGTAAAACGAGAGGTGAAATATGAGCTATTTAGATAGAGTTTTAGAAAATGAAGCAGAAACAGTAAAAATACCGAATTCAGTTGAGTTGAATGGTTCGTTAAAGGTTGCAGGAGTAACCATTATTCCAGCCATCCAAACAGTGATGAATGACGTTACAGCCTCCGCAGCAGAGATTAATCTTTTAGTTCAAGGTGTGGCTGCTGGTTATAAAATTGCTCGGGGGACTATAACTCCAGTATCTGAAAGCGATACAGTTGTAACTGGATTAGCTACTGTAGTAGCGGCAGTAGCATCCCTAAAGGGCGCTCCTACATTGACCTGTATGTTTGTAGCAGCCGACATTGGCAACCAAGCTGGAGCACCTGCGGCTGGATCAATCTATATTAAAACATATAAACCTACCGGTGCGGCTGATGTTACTCCAATAGCCTCTACTACTCCTTGGAGTGCTATAGATTGGATTGCCATAGGCACATAAGTCCAACAGGGAGATAATTTTAATTTTTGTGAAGCGACGGTGCTATAGCCGACCGTTAAATCTTAACTCAAAAGGTCATGCGAAAGGAGAATATATGGTATCACAAAATATCCTTCTGGGATCGGGAGTGCCTGAACCAAAACCATCCGTTCATATAGAACCAACTTTCTTGAGGGCGCCTGCATGGAGATTTCATCGAGACTTCCCTGATAAGTTATGTAAAACCGATGAAGAACTTGACCAAGCAGACGCTGGAGGATGGTTGGATCATCCAGGGAAAGTAAGATTACTGCCAGGACATGAAAAAGTATGGGAAGTTCAAAAATTGTTAGAAGCGGATAGTCCAGATGAGATTAAAGAAGAGGGGATGGTTGAACCAGTCAAATCAGAAGATGCCATAAAAGCGGATATTTTAAAGGCAGAATCTGATAAGATTGAAGCAAAACATCTCAAGGAATACGAAGAAGCAAAGAATCCTCAGGGACCCCGTCTTTGTACATTGTGTGGAAAGGAGTTTAAGTCAATCAGAGCATTAAATATGCACGGGATTGCAACGCACAAAAACAAAAAGTAGGAGATGTCTATGGTTGTTTTAGATGTCCTCAAGGCAAGCCTAAAAAAAATAGGGCAATTAGAGAGTGGTAGAGATATTCTGTCGGTAAGGCAAGCAGATGCACTGCTCGATCTTCAGATGATGCTTCGCTCATGGGCTCAGAAGCAAATCCTTGTCTTTGCTTCTACGAAGGAAAGTTTCAGTCTGGTTGCTACACAGGCATCTTATACTTGGGGTTCTAGTGGAAACATCACGACAACCAGACCTCATCGACTATTGGGTGGTTTTGTTAGAGATTCTGGTAATACAGACCATCCTGTTGAAATCATATCTGAAAGAGAGTATCGGGAACTATCTTCAAAAGCAACATCTGGTCGTCCCGATTCAATGTTCTTACATCCTCTTTTCCCACTTGCATATCTATATGTATATCCAACCCCAGATACAGGAGAGGTTTTCTATATTGATAGTTTAAAACCATTTACTGAAACAAGTAGTTTTGCAGCGGTAACAGATGAGATTGATTTTCCACCAAACTACGAAGAAGCCATTGTGTATAACCTTGCTGTTCGTCTTGCTCCTGAGTATGAAGTTTCTGTATCTTCTGAAGTAGTTGTAATAGCGAAAGAGAGTTATGACTCATTGATTGTTTTAAACTCCTCAAATCAAGTAGAGAGCATACGCCTATCTCTGCCTATTAGTGGTGGTAGGAACAGTTATAATATGAATTCAAGATAGCAAAAAGGAGGCAATTATGGCATGGCCAGACCTAACCGACATAAGAAGTAGAGTCAGAACAGTAATCAATGAAAGCACTGCGGGCAAGTGGACAGATGCGTGTATAAACAGAGCTATCAATGATGCACAGCGTGATATTGCTATAAAAACACTTTGTTTAACACATGTTGATTCTATTTCAACCGTAGCAGATACACGACATGTTCCATTTATGGGATATACTGTAAAGAATGTGGAATATATTCCTGCATCTGGTAAAAAAGGACTTATCCGGATTACACCGAGAATGGTTGGATACGTCCCTGTAAATGGTGTTACCCCACAATATTGGTTTCAATGGGATAAAAACATTTACATCGAACCCTTACCAAATGCTGTTTATGCTTTAAGTGTAACTATTGCTGATTATCCAGCAGGAGAAATGGTAGCCGACACAGATGAGCCAGAGATACCAACGGCATTTCAACCTCTTTTGGTAATTGGCGCAGCATGGAGATTGCTGCTTCGAGACGGCAAATTCAGTTCGTCTGCCCAACTTTATAAAAATACCATTAATGGCATACAAATAGTCAAAAACAATATTGTTGAGACAATACCAGATGGATGGGAGAACTTTAAGGTACCTAAACAGACAGTTCAAAGAGGAGTGT